GTAAATCATATGAGACCTAGATTAGCTGTTCCACATAGTATTCGATATAAATGTGTTGACAAGTCAATAAGGATATAATATAATGAGTAGACAACTCACAGAAAAACAACAACTGTTTTTACAAGTGTTATTTGAGGAAGCAAATGGAGATGCAGGTAAGGCTAAGAAACTTGCAGGGTACTCAGAGGGTACAGCTATCAATGACATTGTAACTTCCCTTAAAGATGAAATTATGGACGCTACACAGACCTATATGGCACGTAACGCACCCAAGGCTGCTGTGGCACTCGCAGGTGGACTGTATGACCCCACAGAGCTTGGTATACGAGATAAGATGGCAGCAGCGAAAGAACTGCTTGACAGAACAGGTTTAATTAAAACTGAAAAGATACAGGTAGAGTCATCAGGTGGAGTGATGCTTATGCCACCAAAGAAACAGGAAGACGATGATTAAAGGTCTAGGACGATGGGAATTACCACAACCTTTAGATATTAAGGACGAAACAGAGTGGATACCCATTCCACGCATAGCACGTACTATACCTTTTGGTTATATACAGGACGAAAAAGACCCCGACTTACTACAGCCAGTGCAACAAGAACTTGATAAACTTGAAATGGCAAGAGATTATTTAAAACAGTATTCATTTAGAGAAGTAGCCAACTGGCTTTCTACGCAAACAGGACGATACATCTCTCATGTAGGTTTAAGGAAAAGGGTAGAGAATGAACGACAGCGTAAGAACCAAGCTAGAAGTATCCGCAAGTGGGCAGAGTATGCGGAAAAGGCAATCGCCAAGGCGAAGGAAATCGAAACCCAAAGAACAGGTGCAAAAGAAATCATTACAGCAACCCATTGAGTTAGACATACAACCCATAGAGGAAACACGTAATGTTATATTTAAACCTAATAAAGGACCACAGACAGATTTTTTAGCAGCAGGTGAGCGAGAGGTTCTATATGGTGGCAGTGCAGGTGGTGGAAAATCTTATGCAATGCTTGCAGACCCACTTAGATATATGGGTCATCCTAATTTTAGCGGTTTGCTTTTACGCCATACTACGGAAGAGTTACGTGAACTTATATTCAAATCTCAAGAACTTTACCCAAAAATCTGGAAGGGAATAAAATGGTCAGAAAGAAAAATGCAATGGGTAGCACCCTCTGGTGCTCGATTGTGGCTCTCTTACTTAGACAGAGATGATGACGTACTTAGATACCAAGGACTTGCATTTAGTTGGATAGGCTTTGACGAACTTACACAGTGGGCTACACCGTTTGCTTGGAATTATATGCGATCACGACTTAGAAGTACATCAGCCGACCTACCAGTATATATGAGGGCTACAACTAACCCTGGAGGTAGAGGACACGGTTGGGTTAAGAAAATGTTTATAGACCCTGCTACACCCAACAAAGCGTTTGAGGCAACGGATATTGAAACAGGTGAAACACTACGGTATCCTCAAGGGCATAGCAAGGCAGGTAAGGCACTATTTAAACGTAAGTTTATACCTGCTCGTCTTATGGACAACCCTTACTTGGCAGAGCAAGGAGATTATGAAGCAATGCTTCTCTCACTGCCAGAACAACAAAGAAGACAACTCCTTGAGGGTGATTGGGATATTAAAGAGGGAGCAGCGTTTACAGAGTTTAATCGTGACATACATGTTATTGAGCCATTTAATATACCTAATAATTGGGTTAAATTTAGAGCATGTGACTATGGATATGGCAGTAAGTCTGCAGTTGTTTGGTTCGCTGTTAATCCTAATGAGCAACTTATTATATACAGAGAACTCTATGTCTCAAAGGTACTGGCAACAGACCTAGCCGACATGGTAATGGAAGCAGAGGCAGAAGATGGAACAATTAGGTATGGGGTATTGGATAGTAGTCTTTGGCATAAACGTGGGGATACTGGTCCTTCTCTTGCGGAGCAGATGATTAAACGAGGTTGCAGATGGAGACCATCAGATAGAAGTAAAGGAAGTCGTGTTGCAGGGAAAAATGAAATACATAGAAGATTGCAAGTTGATGAGTTTACGGAAGAACCTCGCTTGGTATTTTTTAATAATTGTACAAATATTGTTGCTCAACTTCCATCCATACCGTTAGACAAAAAGAACCCAGAAGATATTGACACTTTATCAGAAGATCACTTGTATGACGCACTAAGATATGGTATAATGTCAAGACCACGATTTAGTATATTTGATTATGACCCTCATGCTTCCCGACCTAATGGTATGGCGATAGCTGATACAACATTTGGATATTAATATGGCAGAAGAAATTATGATTGAAGATGACGCTATCTCACTAGGAGATGCAGAAGAAAGTAATCAAGCCGATTATGATGTAGCAGGTATAATACCCTTTGTAATGGGTAAGTATCAAAAGTCTGACAACTTTAGAGAATATGATGAACAACGATGGTTAAAAGCATATAAGAATTATAGAGGACTGTATGGTTCAGATGTACAATTTACTGAAGCCGAGAAGTCAAGAGTTTTTATTAAAACAACGAAAACAAAAACACTTGCAGCTTACGGTCAAATAGTTGACGTACTCTTTGCTGCAAATAAATTTCCTTTAACTGTAGAGCCAACTGAACTACCAGAGGGTGTAGTTGAAGACGTAAACTTTGACCCACAAAAACCAGAGAATATAAAACAAGAGCCTGATGCTAGTCCTTACGGATTTGCAGGTGACGGTATGGACTTGCCTAAAGGTGCTACCGAAAAAAGTCTAATGGACAGTCTTGGACCTTTATCGGAAAAACTTAAAGACATAGATGGACTAGAGCAGGGTGCAGGTAAGACACCTACAGCGATTACATTTAGTCCTGCTATGATTGCTGCAAAGAAAATGCAAAAGAAAATACATGACCAACTGCAAGAGTCGGGTGCTAACAAACATCTACGTAACTCTGCATTTGAAATGTCATTGTTTGGTACAGGTATAATGAAAGGTCCATTTGCCATAGACAAAGAGTATCCTCATTGGAATGATGAGGGTGAATACGATCCTGCATTTAAAACAATACCACAACTGTCCTATGTATCTGTATGGAATTTTTATCCTGATCCAGATGCAAACAATATGGACGAAGCAACCTATGCTATAGAACGACACAAAATGTCTAGGTCACAATTACGTGCCTTAAAGAAAAGACCATACTTTAGAGAACAAGTTATTGATGACTGTATTGAGATGGGTGAGAACTACGAAAAACAGTATTGGGAAGATGATCTGTCAGACTATTCTGCTTCTTATGGTGTAGATAGATTTGAAGTCCTTGAATATTGGGGTATGGTAGATATAGAACTCTTACAACAAGAGGGTGTTGATATACCACCTGAACTAGAGGCATTTGATGAACTACAGGCTAATGTTTGGATTTGTAATAATAAACTATTACGCATGGTACTTAATCCATTTAAGCCTATGAAGATACCCTACATGGCTGCACCCTATGAACTTAATCCGTACTCTTTCTTTGGCGTAGGTCTTGCAGAAAACATGGACGATACTCAAACATTGATGAATGGGTTTATGCGTATGGCTGTAGACAACGCTGTATTGTCAGGCAATCTGTTAATAGAAGTAGATGAAACTAACCTAGTTCCAGGGCAAGACCTTAGTGTATATCCAGGGAAGGTATTCAGGAGACAGGGGGGAGCACCTGGGCAAGCAATCTTTGGCACTAAGTTTCCAAATGTGTCCAACGAGAACCTACAACTGTTCGATAAAGCAAGACAACTTGCAGATGAAAGTACTGGACTACCCTCATTTGCACATGGACAGACAGGTGTTACAGGGGTAGGTAGAACAGCTAGTGGTATATCTATGCTAATGAACGCTGCAAGTGGTAATATAAAGACAGTTATAAAGAATATAGATGACTATTTATTAAGACCATTGGGCGAGGGTTTCTTTCAGTTTAATATGCAGTTTGACTTTGATCCTGAGATAAAGGGTGACTTAGAAGTTAAGGCACGTGGTACGGAAAGTTTAATGGCTAATGAGGTGCGTAGTCAAAGGCTTATGCAGTTTTTAGGTGTAGCTTCTAATCCTGCACTTGCACCCTTTGCTAAGTTTCAATATATTATTCGTGAGATTGCAAAGTCTATGGACTTAGACCCAGACAAGGTAACAAACAACATGGACGAAGCTGCAGTGCAAGCAGAACTAATGAAACAGTTTCAACAACCTGCACAACCTCAACAGGAAGGTTTACCTGCAGGAACAGACCCAAATGACCCAACAGGTGCAGGTGGTGGTACAATAGGTACTGGCATAGCTCCAACACCACAAGAAGAAGGATTTACAGGCAATGAACAGCAAGGAGCACCTGAAGAAGCTCAATCCACTGGTGGGCAACCACAAGGCGTGGGAACAGTTCAATAATTATTTAGACTACTTAATTACAGAACAACATCGTATAATGGAACAGACAGATAGTGTAACAGTATTAAATAGGTCACAGGGTTCTATTATGACATTACGTAAACTTACAAAATTAAGGGATGAGGTAAACAATGTACAATAACCAGATGAAAATGGCATTTATGCAAGAGGGTGGACTTCAAGATGAGGGTGGTACTGTAGATAAAGAATCTGGTAATGATGTACCATCAGGTTCACTTAAAAAAGAAGTACGTGACGATGTACCTGCTATGTTAAGTGAAGGGGAGTTTGTAATTCCTGCAGATGTTGTTCGATATATTGGTTTAGAAAAACTAATGCAAATGAGGCAACAAGCCAAGATGGGTTTGCAGATGATGGAAAAGATGGGTCAAATGGGTAATTCAGAAGAAGCTGAGATACCTGATGACCTACCCTTTGGTGTTACAGATATTGTTGTTATGGGTAATGATGATGATGAAAAAGAAATGGCACAGGGTGGTGTTATATATGCACAGGAAGGTACGGATGTTTCTGCACCTTTTATGAATAATCCACCTATTTCATCTAATCCACCTAGAGAACCAAAAGAAGGTTTTGAATGGTTTGCAACAAGAAGTGGGTGGATTGAAAGACCTATAAATACTAATCAAGGACCAACAAATCAACAAGCAAATGCTATAGGTAGTGCAATAGGTCAGTTAGCAGGATTTGGCGGTAGTACAGGTACGCAAGTAAATTCTGGTTTTATGCCACATATGTATTTTTACAATACAGATACAAAACAGTATAGAATACTTCCTGCAGGTATGTTGGGAAGAATGTCTGGTGATACAGAAATAACTCAAGAAGAATATAAAAAAGCGATTGGAGATGAGTTAGCAAACGAAAGAATACAAGAAGCAAACAAAGTATATGAAAACATGCCACAACCAAAACCAGAAAAAGACTACACACAGTCTAAAGAACCTATTGCACCACAGCCAACACCACCAATGGACGCTATAAAAATACCACCACAACAACCACAACAAACACAGTTTGAACAAATGATGGGTTATGAGGCAGGTAGAGGAGACAATCCGTATGCTCCAAGTCGAGTAGCTTACCAAAATAAAAAAGGTGAAGTTGTATATAAACTAGAAGACTACATGGGTAGACCTATGGAAAGTACGACAGGACTTACACGTGTAACACCTTATGGTCCTGAAGGAGACCAACCCACACCTGCACCTAGTCCAGACCCTACACCTGATGATGGTGATAGTGCTGCAGATAGAAGACAAGCAGAAAGAAAAGACGACAGAAAAAAAGCAAGAGAAGCAGAACGTAAAGCCTCAAGGGATGCTCAAATAGACAAAGACATTAAAAATCTTCAAGATTCAGGAGACCCTAGATTTGTAGGTAAAACAGGTAAAGAGGCTAGAGATGCCTATTTTGATTTGTCTTTTAAAGAACGTGCAGGTATGGCAAAAGAAGATTTAGCAGGTAGACCTGCAAAACTTAAAGAAGATTTAGACAGCTTATTAGAAAAATTACCTGACGCAGTTAAAAATATTCCTACTGTTATTAATGCTATTGGTGATGTATATAAAGATGCAGGTATAGAATTAGGAAGACGAGCTAAAGTAGCTCTTGGATTGCAAGGAGAGGGAGCAGTTGAAAGATCAAGTCCACCACCTAGTAGACCTGCAGGATTAGGTGGAGAAATAGACGATGCTTCTTCATTAGAAGATTTACAAACTACCGCACAACCAAATCCATTTGAAGGTTCTACGTATGATGATATATCACCACCTAAACCTATGGCATTTGGACAAACACCTGTAGGTTCATTACCATCTGCACAGTTTGGACAAACACCTGTAGGTTCATTACCTTCAGGTCCACCTTTACCAGATGAATTGTCTTACACTCAAGGTATGCAAAGACCGTCTGTACCTTCTGTTCAACCCAATACTACAGAACCTGCTTTTACAGAAATAAAAAGTGATTTACCTAATTTGTCTCAAGGAGATAATACACAAGGTGCAAGTAGACTTATTGAAGGAACAAACAGAAAAGCCATGAGCGATAGGCAAAAACGAGATATGGTAAGAAGAGTTAATAGTGCTGCTAGAGAAAACGATGCAGAGAAAAAACGAAAACGTAACATAAGTAAAGTAGATAAAAAAGATAGAGATAGATTTAGAAAAAGAAGAGAAGAAGCAGAAAAAAAAGAGTCAAAGGAAAGTAAAGAAAAAAATAAAAAAGAAGCAGCTAACGTAAGAGACTATGGCATATCAGGTCTTAAAAAAGGCGGTTTAATGAAGAAAGATTACCCATAACACAACACCCCATTGGCAACTAACTCCCCACATTAGGTGGACTACAGTTACCCCAAAAGGAGAAAACTAAATGAATGAACAAGTAGAAGAAGTAAAACAAATAGTAAAAAAAGTAGACGTACCTAAAAAAGCATTTATGAATAAAAAGACTACCAATGAAGAAAAGATAGAGCAAGAAGAAAAGGAACTAAAAAAACTTATTGCTGAAAATAAAGGAGAGTCTACTGAAGAAGTAAAAGAATCTGAACCTGAAGTTACAGGAGAAGAAAAAACTTTTAAAAAACGTTATGGTGATTTGCGTAGGCACATGCAGGAAAAAGATAAAGATGTTCAAAATCAAATCAATGAACTCAAAAGACAACTTACAGATGCAACGCAAAAAGAAATTAAACTACCTAAGTCTGAAGAAGATATAGAGGCATGGGCTAGTCAATATCCTGATGTAGCTGCGATTGTTGAAACCATTGCAATAAAGAAAGCAAAAGAACAAGCAACCGCATTAGAAGAAAGAATGAAAACACTTGACGAAATGCAGTCAAATGTTACACGTGAAAAGGCAGAGAGTGAGTTACTTAAATATCACCCTGACTTCAACGACATAAAGGACACAGACGATTTTCACGAATGGGCAGATACACAACCTAAGTGGGTACAAGACGCTCTGTATGAAAATGAAAACGACGCTCGTTCAGCAGCAAGGGCAATAGACCTTTATAAAGCTGATATGGGTATTACAGGTAAGAAAAAAACAAATAACAATGATGCAGCTAAATCTGTAAATACTAGAGGTGCTAGGAATACACCACAGTCAGATGAGAGCAAATCATTTTTAAGGGAATCACAGGTAAACAAAATGACCGAACAACAATACGAAAAGGAAGCTGACAATATTATGGAAGCAATTCGTAGCGGTAAGTTTATTTATGATATATCTGGCAATGCTCGTTAAAAAAAGTGTTGACAAATAAAGTTTTATAGATATAACTATATATATCTGTATGTGAGGTGTAACCCCAACTGGACAACTTACACCTTACAAATTCACAAACATCAATGAGTTTAAGTACAACCTAATCTCTTTTAGCCCATTTAATTTACGTAGGCATACGAATTTTATTTGCACCTTATAAGAATTAGCCACTAAAGTAAGTTGTAGTTTGTATCTGTAGAAAGCTAAAAGGAGATTTTTAAAATGGCTTTTTCAAGTGCTGCAGGATATGGAAACCTACCTAACGGTAATTTCAGTCCTATCATATACAGCAAACAGGTGCAACTTGCATTTCGCAAATCATCTATTGTTTCTGCTGTAACCAACGGTGATTATTTTGGAGAGATTGCTCAAATGGGTGACTCTGTAAAAATCATCAAAGAACCAGAAGTAAGTGTAAAAGCTTACACAAGGGGAACAACCATTGTCGCAGACGACCTAGACGATGAAGAGTTTTCTTTAACCATAGACAAAGCTAACTACTTTGCGTTCAAAGTGGACGACATTGAAGAAGCTCACTCACATGTAAACTTTCAAAGTTTAGCAAGTGACCGTGCAGCTTACAGATTGTCAGACCAGTTTGACCAAGATGTATTAGGCTACATGTGTGGTTTTAAACAATCAGCATTACACGGTACACCAGACACAGTTAACGCAACTGTAAATGGTTCTGTGGCGGTATCAACTGCTGCAACTAACGAACTATTAGCAAGTATGCAGGTAGAC